TCGCAAGCTGCGGAGGAAGATTTGCACCTTCCCACGCAGGCGTTGCGATGGTAGTCAGATCGTAAGAGAGGTGCTGTGCGTACACCTTCACAATGCCGTTTATAGGCTTTGTAATGCGGTAAATGCGGAAGACCTGGTCTTTGGATGTATCGTTAGGTTTTGCCTTTACAAGACGTTCCTTGCGGATTTCGTTATAGAACTGACCCGAAATGGGATACTGAAAGGTGCATTCGTAGGTGCTGTTGCGTTCCTCGGTGACCTCGCAGGAGATAATATCCGAAAGAGCACCGATGCCAAAGGTTGAAAAGCTGGTCGCATTGGCTTTATAAAGAACCGGTATCATATCATCACCCACCTCGGCTTTATTTCAAGGCTTGTAATACCTCCGTCAAAGGTGATGGTATTCTTACCGGGAGCAAGGGTGGGAAAACCGTTACCGCTGACCGTGTCGTTCTTCAGCTCGGTGCCTTGGTAGAAGTTCATCAGCTCCGAGTCGCATTCGGTGTATCCGTCAAGGGTGCTGAACTCCCATATAGCGTTTCCCGCAGAGGACTGAATCGTAAGGTTACCAGTGCCTCTGCCGTTGACCTTGATGTAAGGCTTGGCGGTGAAGGGATAAGGGTTGGTCAGTACAAAGCCGGAGCTGCTATAAGTGGTAAGTGTCTGTCCCGAATACAGATAACGGAACGGCTGAACGCTGAAATTCACGGTGAACACGCCGATTTTATTCAGCTCGTCATCAATATCCAACTTGTTATTGAAGACCGCTTTGCGGAAAAATTCGGTGTCGTAGCTGTCCGATAACGTATGGTAGCGGTCAGGCTCGGTATAGAGCCAAGCCTTGATAGCCGTTACCTTGCTTGAAAGCTCGGAGATGCTCTTTGCGGGTACAAAGCAAGTATAGGAAACCGCCCCATTGGGGAATCGTCCGTTAGGGGTGATAAGGTCGCCGTCTCTGCTGGGGATTGATTGAAACTTCAAATCATATTTCGGTGCGGAGAAGATGTCCTTACTGCTGATGCGAATGCCCATATCAGCGGAGTTGATACCGTTATAAATAAAATAATTCACGCAAATACCACTCCTTTCCGTTTCGCAAACGCATCTGCGGTTACCATAATTTCGTTTGTAAGCGCGGAGATATCCTCGCTTGAATAGTTGTTAAAGTTTTCGATGACCAGGTGGATCGAGAAGCCACCGGGGGCTGTCGTTCCATCGGTTACGGCTCCGTGTGCATTGACGTTGATATCGCTCGGCAGCGTGGTTGACAGATCTGCGGAGAGGTCATCAAATACAGAGTTTAGGTCTTTTGCCATATGCGTAGCGGAGTCGATTGCCTCGCCTGCGGTTTCATCAATACCGCCAGCCAAGCCCTCCATCATCATATCTCCTATCCACGCCATCTTACGGGAGGGGGAGTGGATGCCAAAAAAGTCGCAGATGCCGTCCCAAAGGCTCGAAGCCCAGCCAGACACCTTATCCCAAATCCAAGAGGCAAGGCTCTGGATACCTTCCCACAGACCTCTTACAAGGTTTGCGCCAACGTCAACAAAGGAGCCGATGCCGTTGACTAATGCGTTCACCAAGGAGGTGATAATCTGTGGCATTGCCTTTACAAGCTCCCAAATAATCTGCGGAAGATTGGTTATGAGAGACATAAAGAGGTCAACACCGGCTTCGATGAACTTGTCGATGCTTCCGAGAAGTCCGTCAATGATGCCGTTGATAAGGTCGGGTAAGCAACCCACGATGGCGATAATAATACGAGGTAGCTCGGTTATCAGCGAGGTGAGAAGCGTAATGCCGCACTCAATAATCATCGGTATCATTCCGAGTAAGGTGTCGATAACGCTCACAATGATTTCGGGGATCGCCTGGACAATCGTGAAGATGATTTCCGGCAAAGCACCGATGAGAGAGGTAATCAGCGTAATACCCGCATCAATAATCAAAGGCACAGCACCGATCACCGCATTCAGAACACCCTCGATGATGACGGGGATAGCCTCCACAATCGTGATAACGATTTCGGGGAGTGCGGCTACGAGTGAGGTAATAAGATGCACACCTGCTTCGATAAGAAGCGGAATGGCATTCATAAGAGCCTCAAGAATGCCGTTGATAATAACAGGGATTGCGTTGACGATGGTTTGGATGATAGTCGGCAAAGCGCCAACGAGAGAAGTGATGAGGTTGATACCCGCATCAATTATCATCGGTATGGCACCGATCACAGCCGTGAGGATGTTGTCGATTATTATGGGAATAGCCGCGATGATGGTTGAAATAATGGTCGGCAACGCTCCAACAAGTGAGGTGATGAGCTGTATTCCTGCATCGATTATCAAGGGGATAGCGTTAATAACCGCTGTCAGAATGCCGTCAATAATAACGGGAATCGCAGCAACGATAACCTCAATAATCTCGGGCAATGCACCGATGATTGAGGTAAGCAAGCCGATACCAGCCTCGATGATTTGCGGAATGGCGTTCATAAGGAAATCAAGCAATGCTTGTATCAGCTCGGGGAGAGCTTCAAGGAGGACTGGAATGGCATTGAGAATACCTTGAGCCAATCCCTTAACGAGCTTGATTGCAGCACCGAGAATCTGCGGAAGGTTCTTGATGATCGTATCCACGATTTTCGTTATAACCGCCATAAGCGAAGGCACAAGCTGTGGCAGAGCCTTTGCGATACCTTCCACCAGGGTTACGATAACTTGAAGCCCGGTGTCGATAAGAAGCGGTAACTGGTCGATGATGCCGTTAACCAGGGCAAGCACCAACTGCAACGCTCCATCGGCTATTTGCGGAAGCCCCGATATAAGGGCGTTCAAAATCGTGAAGAGGATTTCGGTTGCCGAGGTTACGATAACGGGGAGATTATCCACGATAGCTTGACCGAGGGATGTCACCATCGTTGTAATAAGGTCAAGCAGCACCGGGAGATGATCCATAAATACATCAATGACCTTGGGAATTATCTCACCGATAACGTCAGCCATTTTACCGAGGTCGCCCCCGGCGGCATTGATGCCGTTTGTAAACTCACCAAGAAGCCCAACTCCGTCCGAGGCAAGCTCGGTAAGAACGGGCAAAAGAATAGTGCCAAGGGCGTTCTTTGCCGCCGTGGCACCAACAGAAAGATATTGTAATTGGTCATCAAGAGCGCCGTAGGCATTGAGAGCCTCGTCACCGAGAACATAACCCGCCGCCTTTGCTTCCTCGCCAAGCTCTGCCATTCGCTCCGCACCCGCTTCGATAAGAGGGTTGAGTTCCTGGGCTGACTTGCCGAGAATTTGCATTGCCAGGGCATCACGTTCGGTCTCGTTTTCCATCTTGCCAAGGGCATCGATGATTTCCCAATACACGGTATCGCTGTCACGCATATTACCTTCGGCATCGTAAACGGCAATGCCGAGCTTTGCATAGGCTTCGGACATTTCGTTCATTGCCGGGGCAACAGGCTGTGATGCACTTGCCACGTCAGCTTGAGCTGTCGCAAGATTATTCTGTGCTTGCTCAAGGGCGATGGCTGCCTTTTGAACGGCGGCAGAGCCTTCCGTGCTTTCCGCAAGAGCCGCATTGTAGGTCTCTTGGGCAGAGGACAGCTTGCTTTGCGCCTTTTCAAGGGCAACGGCGGCTTTCATTGCTTGCTCCGAATCGGCACCGTTCTTTTCAACGGCTGCGTTGTAGGAGATCTGTGCCGTTTCCACCGCATACATTGCATCTTCCACCGAAGCGTAGGCTTTGCTTACCGCCTCACCGCTTTTCTTAACGGCTTCATCGTAGGCGATTTGAGCCTTTTCAAGATTGAGCTGTGCGGTGGTGGCTTTGGCTTCTGCCTTGGCGAGCTTTTCAAGATCGACCTCGGCTTCGGTTGCGGCATTGGCAACGGTGGACATCGACTTGATATTCTTTGCCATCGACTTTGTGAGCGTTTCGGTGGAGACGTCAACAAGCTCGGCGGCATACATATATTCTTGGAGCTTATCCGTTGCGATGCCCGTTTGGGTTGCCGTGGTGATGACACCATCAGCATAAGCCGCACCCTCTGTCGCCATATCCACAAGGGCTTTTCCGGCGGCAACAGCGGCGGCAGATACAGCAGCGAAGGCTGCGGTGATGGTGGCTGCGGTAGCCTTACAGACCGTGCCGAGACCTTCAAATTTGCCCCTGGCATCATCTGCTTGCTTGCCCGCACCCTCCACCTCATCACCCATATTGTCTGCTTCATCACCCGCTTCGTCCATACCTTTTTCGGCTTTTTCGAGGGCATCGTTGTTATCCTTCAACTCTCGTTCCATACCGATAAGGGCGGCTTCTGCGTTATTCAGTTGTATCTGCCAAGCCTGGGTGCGTTTATCGTTCTCCCCAAAGGAGTCGGCGGCATTTTGCAATGCTGCACGGAGGGTTTCGATTTTTTGCTTTTGTGCCGATATTTGTTTATCCAGCACTTCGTTTCTTGCGGTCAGCCCTTCGATAGACTTGTCGTTCTTGCCGAATTCAGCTTCCACAAGCTTCATTTCCGAACCGAGGACCTTGAAGGATTGGTTGATTTCTGCCAGGGACTTTTTAAATTCCTTTTCACCTTCAAGACCGATCTTTAAGCCGAACTTTTCTGACATATATCACCACCTCCTTGTTATATTCCGTCGGGGATAATATCGTCTATGAAATGCTCCCGTTTCGGTTTGGATATGCCTGAAAATTGTTTGTGACATTCCCAAAGGTCGAGCAAGAGACCAAACGGCATAAGACCCACCTCATCAAGGGTTAGATGAAGGTGGGCAAGGCCGTAATATATGAGCCGAGTAAACAGCTCTTCGTCACTTACTCGACCACCGTGTTTTTTGTGTCAGCCTCGCTCTGCACGTTACGCTGAGTGCCCTTATACAGAGCCTCGGTAATGGCGGTCTTATAGGATGCAAGGTCGGCGGGAACGGTGAGGATTTCCACGATGTCCTCGGTGAGAAGGTCACGGGGGCTGTCCTTGTGCTTGAGGTTATGGATGAGGGTGGACTGATTTGCAAGGAGCGTAATCAGCCATACGATCTCACCGATAGCCATCTCGAAATTCTCGCTCTTCATGAGTTTTTCGCCAAGGTTCTCAAGACCGCCGTAACGACCTGCGATTTCCTTGGTAGCCTTGGTGGTGAGAACAAGCTCGTATTCGTCACCGCCGATGGTAATGGTTGCGGTTCTATCTGTAATCATATGTCGCTACCTCCTTATGCCCCTGTGGGTGCTGCACTGGTATGCGAAGGTTCGTAAACCTCCTTATACCAATCAGCAATTACGGTGTTGTTGACGCCGGTATCACCTTCAGTTGCCTCTGCTTTCCAGGGATGTTTGCCAGTATTGTCTGCTCTGTTGCGACGAAGCACGGTGCCCTCGATTGTGGGCGTGCTGAACGTGATGCTGTCACCCTTGGTTGCGAGCGCGGTCGCGGGAATACCGAACTTCACGCGGTAAAGCCAGAAATACTTGTACTTTCCGTTTGCCTTCTTGGCACGGAAGCCAACTGCCACGGGATCTCCACCATCTTCGGTGCTGGAAATAACCACGCCGTTTTTGTCGATGACCGATCCTGTAAGGTCGGATGCGACCGCTGCACCGAGGTCATCGATGCCGAGCGACAAGGTGCCACTCTTAAATTCTTTGACGATCTCTGCTGCGCCATCGTCTGCGTAGAGGGTTGCCTCTGCCAGTTCCACCGACAAATCCGCCGTCATCGCTTTTGCAAGCTGCTTGGGCGTTTCATAGGTTTCGTTGCCATCTGCGTCCTCGGTGATTTTGGCATAGTACAGTTTGTCAAGACCGATTGTTGCCATAGTTAAAATTCCTCCATTTCATAGTGTTTTGCGACATCCACCACATAGTGGTGATAGCCGGTGTCGGTTTCATAACCGATATATTGTCTGTTCGTAATAGTTAAATCCGCGCCGAACAGCGCACGGATAATTCTGTTTTTATCGGCACCATAATTGCCCTTACAATAAAGGGAGATACGCGCTTCTTGAACATCGTAGGTCGGAGCGTTGTCGGCATTCAAATCGAAAGTGTCCGTCAGCGGTACGATTACGATGTATTTGTCGGGGGCTATATCTCCGAAGATACCCGTTTCAAGCGGGATACCCAAGGGGGTAAGTGCCGTATTGAGATCTGCGAGAATGCTCATAGCTTGTTTACCTCCTCCTCAAATTTCTGCATCATAGCCGCTTCACACGCCTTTTTCGATGCTGATTTTGCAGGCTTCAAAAAGGGCTTTGCGGGCTGTCCGTGCCGTCCGTATTCCAGGATGTTGGCGATTTTTGCGTTGCTGTCGCCATCGGAACGAGGTTCTGCAAAGCCGATTTTGATGTTATAGTTGCCGTCTCTGTCCACCTTGGGAGGTGTCATACCGAGAGAGCGTTCAAGCTCACCCGTGGAACGAGATGCGACCTTCGTGTTCTTGCCAACGACAGAAGCCAGGTTGCTTTTTACTTTAGATAGCACAACCTCGCCACCCGCCTCAAGCACACGCTCGGCAATCTCGTCTGTCTTTTCGCCAAGAGCAGAGAGCCTTTCAAGGAACTCCTCCGGCATTTGGATTTCTGCTTTAGCCACGAGTCGGCACCACCTTTCTTGCCATTATTTCAAGGTACATACCGCGTCCTCGCACATCTTCCACCGAGATGATATCGTACTTCTCGCCGTTGCAAAGAAGAATGTGGTCGGTGGAAATATCGACACCGGGAATGGTGCGGATGCGGAAGAGGTCGGTGGCATCACTAAAGGCAGCAAGGTTAGCCCAACGTTGGGAGCCGTGTCTACCTTCTCTAAAAGCTCGGACAGAAGCCACACCCTCATAAACGGATGTGGCAAAGCCCTCGGCATCCTTGATACTCTTAAAGATACCGATTTCTACGGTGGTATTCATTTTTCCAAGGCTCATACTCACACCTTCCAATCTCGGTCAATGATAAGGAGCATATGGATAGTTTTCCACGATTGCGATGCCGCCTGGGGGTTATCCGCAAAGAAACCGCCTGTACCTCCATCACGGGACTCATAAAAATGAGTTGCAAGCATAATAACGCCTTGCTTTGTGACTTCGGACATAGCGGTTTCTGTATATGCTCCCGCCGGGAGATGCTGATAACCCTCGGCATAGGCGATGGCGGCAAGGATGTAACCTCTTACAAGGTCATCATCCGCATCGTGTTCAAGGTTGAGATTTTTCTTAACACGGGGCAAAAGCTCTTCCATCGCCACTACCTCCCGTTAAATTAGGTGGCAGAGCCGCCCTGCTGAAGTACCTTGACGGCTTCGGGCAGGATGAGTTTGGCATCGACTCTCTTGGTAGCAAGGAAACCGACCTGACCCTTATCAGCGTAAAGCTCGTTCAGACGAGTGAACTCAACGCCCTCACGGTCACCGATCCAGTAGTAGGAGAGGTCACCAAAGAGAATGGTCTTGGCACCTGCATCGATGGTGGGCATTGCGATAGAGGTGTAAACGGGTCTACCAAGGATAGTATCGGGCTGACCTTCACGAAGACCGGGCTGCCACATAAACTGACCGTTGTTGTCCTTGAGCTTGCGGATTGCGGCAACAGTAGCGTCGTTGAGAATCCATACCGCGTTGCTACGATACGGAGCGCGGAGATTATGATAAAGGTCCATAATCTCTTCAGCGGTGATAGCGGTTGCAGACTTGGTAGTAACACCGATTTCTGCTCCATCAACAGCATTCAAAAGACCAGTAGGCTTACCCTCGCCATCACCGGTTACAAAGGCAACCTCCTCTGCGTTACCGATACGATATGCGAACTCCTTCTGGAAGTGGCTCTCAAGGTCAAAGGCTGCATCGTTGAGAAGCTCCTTGGAAACCTTAATAAGAGCGCAGAGCTTGTGTGCGCCGATGGTCTTCTGTGCAAAGCCGTCATCGGAATCGGGGATCGTGCCGTTTTCCTCTACCCAGTTGGCAACACCACGGGTAGCCACAACGGGAATCTTGTGAGTTCCCGAAGAGGTGTTGAAGGTGTGTGCCAGCTTACGAATGATAAAGGTATCATTCAAAGTCGTAATGAGATGCTTCTCAAAGGTGTCGGGTACAAGGAAACCGCCTTCGGTGTCGGTGCCAACAGAGAGAATGTTGTTGACGTCGGCATTCATACGGCCACGCATCTTGTTCCAGAACACCTTGCCGTACTCATCAGCCGCACGACCAACCTTGGTATCAACCTTGGCAGAAGCGGGCTTCTCGGTGATGGGAGAGCTTACGGGCTTGGACATCTCGGCATCAAGTGCCTCAAGGCGCTCCATACGAGCAATCTCCTTGCCAAGCTCTGCAATATCGTTCTCCATTCTTGCGTATGCGGCGTCATCCTCTGCGGAAAGAACGCCCTTATCGTTTCTGCGAGACTCAAGAAATGCCTTCGCAGACTCCCAAGCCTTAGCGCGCTTGGAACGCAGTTCATTGATAGTCATAGTAATAATCCTCCAATTTTAATATTTCAAAAGGTTGAGACGCTCCATAAGTTCATCATAAGAGCGTCCGTGTGTGGTTTCCGGCTCCGCTGTCGGAGCGGTTTTGGCTTCGGGCTTCGCTTTGGCTGTAATTTTATTAAACAGCTTCGTTGCGACCTCTTTGCCCGAAAACGCATAGGCTGGGATTTCAACGTCAGTGGAAAGCTTCTCATCCGTCAGAACATCATCGGCAAAGCCGAGTTCGATTGCTTTCTTGGCGTTCATCCACGTTTCGGAGTCCATAAGGTGGGAGAGCTTGGCGCGAGACATATTGGTTTTGATCTCATAGGCATTGATAATGGATTCCTTTACCTCGGAAAGCATATCAATGGCTTTCTGCATATCCTCGTGGTCACCAAATGCCATCGTTGCGGGGTTATGAATCATCATCAGCGCCGTAGGAGCCATAAGAACCTTCGTGCCTGCCATTGCAATGACAGATGCAGCAGACGCCGCAATGCCGTCAATCTTAACGGTAACGTTGCCCTTATAATCCATCAGCATCGAGTAGATCTGACTTGCCGCCACACAATCACCGCCGGGCGAGTTGATCCAAATTACGACGTCTCCGCTATCCGCGAAAAGTTCATCTCTAAACATTTTCGGGGTGATATCGTCATCAAACCAACTCTCCTCCGCAATGGTGCCGTAAAGTTCAAGGACTCTTTCGGTTACGGGTGAATCGCTTTCCGCTTCGTTCCTCCACCTCCAAAACTTCTGTGCTTGGGGTTTCTTCATCGGAATTTTCCTCCTTTCCGTCATCGGTATTGATATTTGCAAACGCACCCGCATTTTTCATCGGAAGCATATTGCCGTTAATGAGATATAGATTGCCGCCCTCCTCATCGGGAATGAGGTCAAGGTTTTCAAGCTCACGTATGTCGTTTGCACTCATCCAGCCGTTCTGTCGACCGATGGCATAACCGTTCATACGGCTTTGGTAATCTCCACGGAGCAAGCCCTCCAGGTTGAACTTGACAAAGATACTGCTTTTCTCGTCTTCCGAGAGAAGTGAACGCTGTATGGATTGCTCCCACCGAATGACCCAGGGGTCGAGGGTGTATTTGACAAATTCAAGGGATTGCTGCTCAATATTAGAAAAGCTCGACTTCTCAAGGTCTCCGACCATATGCGGAGGCACTCTAAAAATTCGAGCAATTTCATTGATTTGGAATTTGCGAGTCTCAAGGAACTGTGCCTGTTCGGGTGAAATGCCGATAGGCGTATATTTCATACCTTCCTCAAGCACCGCTATTTTGTTTGCGTTACCGCTGCCACCAAAGGTGGATTGCCAACTCTCACGCACACGCTGTGGGTCCTTAATCGTTCCCGGATGTTCAAGCACACCTCCCGGCGCGGCACCGTTTGCAAAAAACTTGGCTCCGTACTCCTCGCAGGCGATTGCCATACCGATAGCGTTCTTCGCCATTGCGATAGGACTGTATCCCACAAGACCATCAAATCCAAGTCCCGGTATATGAAAAACGTCGGAAGGTCGCAGGATAACCGTTCCGTTTTCCATCGTAGGCGCTTCCTCGGTTGACCGCACATAGGTGTAATACAGCTGCCCGTTCTCGTCTCTATCCACCGACATCTTGTTCGGCATCAAGGGATAGAGCGCGATCACCTCGCCTTTGCCGTTGCGAATGACCTGGGCATAAGCGTTGCCCCAAAGCAAAAGGTGGGTCATAAGCGTTTCCCTGAAAACAAAACTTGACATTTCGGGGTTCGGCTCATCGTGGAGCAAGCGGTAAAGCGGATGGTCGAGAGCTTTTTCTTTGCCACCCTCTGCGGTGTATCTGTAGACGTGAAGCGGAAGACCCGCCACCGCTTCAGCCAAGATACGAACACACGAATAGACGGCTGTCATCTGCATTGCGGAACGCTCGGTTACCGCTTTGCCGGATGTCGTACCGCCCATATAAAAGGTGTATCCGCTTCCCGCTGTGCGATTGGAAGGCTTATCTCTCGATCTGAATAGTCCTGAAAATAGTCCCATTGAAATTTTCCTCCTGTGAATTTTATAAAACCTCTTGACAAGACATCCAGGTGGATGTATAATTATTACAGCCACTTGGCTGTATTTTATCAAAAACGAGGTTTTCAAAATGAGTGAATTTAGTTTAGATGGATTTCAGTTTATCCACCCTGATGAAAAGAGCATTCTCCAGGAAAGACGTATTTTCCTGGGAATGACCCAAAAACAAGTAGCTGAAAAAGCAAAAATACCGATTCAAAGCTATCAGCGTTTTGAAAGCGGAGAGCGCAATATTATGACAGCATCATTTCAGATGGCTTGTCGTGTGATTGAAGCACTTGAAATGAACATCTCTGATTTTTATCACCAAGAATACGTATTAGGTGAAAAAATTGCAGAATCTCCCGAAGGCTTACGCTTCCAAAAGACAGGAAAACTGATTAACGAAGATATCGTTGAAGAATCAGATAAATAAAAGCCCGCGTTCATCGTAAACGCTGGCGCTGGTGTCGTTACCACAGCGGATCGCACGGTCAAGTGCCATTATTGTGGCAACGGCACCGTCAATCTTTTCTGTGGATTTTTCTTTGTCCGGCTTTATATTTCCCGCCGGGTCGGTTCGTATAAAGATATTATCCATCATCCAACGAAGCACTGGATGACCGCCGTGTGCCATCTTTTCTTCAAGCACAAGCTTCATCAGCTCCTTCGTAGGAGGGGACATATCCTTGAAGCCCTGCCCGAAGGGGACCACGGTGAACCCCATACCCTCAAGGTTCTGCACCATTTGTACAGCACCCCAACGGTCGAATGCAATCTCACGAATATTGAAACGCTCACCAAGCCGTTCTATGAACTTCTCGATGTAGCCGTAGTGAACGACATTTCCTTCTGTGGTCTGCAAGAAGCCTTGACGCTCCCAAAGGTCATATGGCACGTGGTCGCGCCGAACACGAAGCTCAAGGCAATCCTCGGGAATCCAAAAGTACGGTAGGATGACATATCTATCGTCCTCGTCACCGGGTGGAAACACCAGTACGAAAGCCGTAATATCCGTAGTGGACGATAGGTCAAGACCGCCGTAACACACACGACCTTCAAGGTCATCTTCGTTTGTAGCAAAGGCGCACTTGTCCCATTTTTCCATCGGCATCCAACGGATGGCTTGCTTCACCCATTGATTGAGTCGGAGTTGTCGGAAGGCGTTTTCTTCTGCCGGGTTCTGCATAGCAGACTCGCAAGCGGCACGGACTTTATCTATGCCAACGGTAACACCGAGAGAGGGATTGGCTTTCTTCCACACCTTAGGGTCCGTCCAATCGTCATCTTCATCGGCGCCGTAAATAACGGGATAGAAGGTAGGGTCAATTTTTCTGCCCTCAAGGATGTCCTTGGCTTTCTGGTGAGTTTCATAGCAGATGGATTTTGTATCCGTTCCCGCCGTAGTTATAAGGAAATACAGCGGTTGCATACGTGCGTCACCGGAGCCCTTTGTCATAACATCAAAGAGCTTGCGATTCGGTTGTGTGTGAAGCTCATCGAATACAACTCCGTGGATGTTAAATCCGTGCTTGGAGTAGGCTTCTGCCGATAACACCTGATAGAAGCTGTTGGTGGGGATATACTGAATTCGCTTCGCAGCGGTCAGTATCTTAACCCTCTTTGCGAGGGCTGGACACATACGCACCATATCTGCCGCCACCTCAAATACGATGGAAGCCTGTTGTCGGTCGGCGGCACAGCCATAAACCTCTGCTCGTTCCTCAAAGTCACCACAGGTGAGCAGAAGTGCCACCGCCGCCGCAAGTTCCGATTTGCCCATTTTCTTTGGAATTTCGATGTAGGCGGTATTGAATTGTCTATATCCGTTAGGCTTCAAAATTCCGAAGATATCTCGGATGATCTGTTCTTGCCAATCAAGAAGCTCAAAGCGTTTACCCGCCCAGGTGCCCTTGGTGTGGCAGAGCTGTTCTATGAAGGATACGGCTCGGTCGGCAGCCATCGCATTGTAGCGAGAGTCTTTGGCTTTGAACTTTGTCGGCTTATATTTCTTTCTCGTTGCGATAGCGTTGCCTCCTTTCGTAATTATCTCTGTAACGAGAAAAGAGCCTTTCGGCTCCTTCCTCGGTTATTTTTGTGTGTGCTGATGGATGGTTTCGAGGATCTTCTCTTGTTCCTCCGGCTCAACCCCGATGGAAGTCAAGGCTTCTCGAATACCGCAGTCGGGGCAAATCAAGGTCTTACCATCGGTTCTCGAAAGCGCCGGGGGTGCTTTGTAGGTAGCTCCGCAAAGTGGGCATTCTGCCGTTGTTGGTCTGTGTTCCTGTTTCATAATGTTTCCTCCTGGCTTTCATATACCGCCTCGATTAAGCGGTTAATGTCAAAGTTGAAATATTGGTAGCCCCTGGCACAAACTCGCAGATAGTATTCGGTGGGCAGACCTAAAGGTCTGTCCTCGTGCATAATGTACACGAAGGCTCTGCGGTGCCTGATTTTACCTGTGCGAATACCTTTGATGTCAATCTCCAGTTCCTTTTTGTAATAGAAGTTCGGGAAGCCTTCGTATCGGTCGAGGTTTAGTTCATCCTGGTAGGAAACCTCCCAAACGGCAACGGGAACGCTTGCCCCCTCCTTTTGCTCGATGGTAAGGTATGAACCAGTCTTGCTTCCCTTGAAGAGAAGTGTCCATCCCTCAAGGCTTGCAGTTCCGATAATTCGGGAATCGGGACAACGATAGCGCATTTGCTCCACGTTGAGGTTGCTCCCGTAAGCGATGTAGTAGCGTTTTGGCATAAAAAAATCTCCTTTCAAATTCGCTTCTACCACCATAAGACCGCCATCAGCGGTCGGTGGGCTTTGTCGGTGTTTATTATGCGAGTCTTCCGTTGCGGAAGGCGGCATCACCTTCAAGGCGATTTGTAAAGAGTTCTCTTGCAGTCTTAAATTCGTCACCGATGAAGCCAAGGCGGAGAAGCCAGGTTCTCATTGCGTATTTGGGGTTCTCGGTCTGCTGGGGTTTGGGGCTTGCGGTTCTTACTTCCTTTGCCAGTTGGCTGAGTGCCAGGCAAAGCTGAATGTAGCTCTTGAGCTGTCCTGCGTGGATGCCGCCCTTGCGGTCTTCGGTGGGGGCATCGAATTGGAAAAGTCTGAACTCAACCGTTCCCTTGGTGAAGGTTGCGTGGAGGTTGAGCATATGGTAGCGGCTGTCGTTGTAGTGCTGGTCTCTGCCGTAGGAGCAACCCTGTGCGCCGTACCAAATGTCTGCGAGGGCTGACATCGTTTTCGGCTTTCTCTTGTTGACCTTGTCGAGGAAGGCTTGGTCAACCGTGCGGCAGTAGCGGCGAATTCTTCCGTTGTCGAGGTTGAGTGCCGAGGCAAGGAGTCTTTCGTGGCTCGCCATAATATTCGCCAGGTTGCGAAGCGTTTGCGGTGTGTGGCCGTTTGCGCCGATGTGGATGTGAACTCCGCATCCTCTTTTTGCGTCGCTCTTCGCGCCTTTGTGGCGAAGCTGGCGGCAAAGCTCCTGCAAGGTTTCGATGTCGTCCCAAGTAAGGATCGGGGTTACCAACTCGCATTTTTCATCGTCGGGACCTGCAATGCTTACGTCTCTTTGGAATTTCCACTCTCTGCCTTGGCTGTCCCAGGCGCTCCAAGTGTAGTATCCGTTTCGGCTTGCGGTGTATTCGTATCTGCCCGTGCCGAAGTAGGTGGCTGCAACCTTGGCTGCGGTCTCTCTCTTGATGCTGTTCATCTCGACCTCAACCCCAATGGTCTGCTTCTTCATTTCGGTAATCTGCTTTTCAACTTTTGCGTTCATTTTGTGCCTCCGTTAATGGTGTTCTGTTCCTTTCGGTACACACATATTAACTCTAAAAGCACATAATATCCAGTCATTTTGCGATAATATACTACACAAACTTTTGCACACTATATTGTGTATATCTGACCTATTACACACTACATTTAGTATTCTTCGTCTTGGTCAGAACAGACCGACAATCCGTCCATTAACTGAAATACAATGCGTGTATAACGGTCTCTTTCGGAGCCTTCGCACTCTTCAGCGCCTTGCTTATAAAAGCGGAGAGCAGCCATTCGGTCATCCCAGGTTTCGGTTGTTCCGTAGCAGGTGATTGTTACGGCATCGAGCCTCTTGCAAGCATCCTCACCGAACACCACTCCCAGGCTTGAACCAATGTCCCATTTCACATGGATGGTGCCCATATCGTCTACGTGTTTCACCGTGCCTTTACAGCCGGGGACGAGGTCGGTGCGATATGGGTCATTCATCATTGTGAGTTCCACACGGCATCCAACGGGGTATTCCTTACGAATCCGTTCAACCGTTTCTTTGCTGATCCTAAACATTACTCGGTAACCTCCTTTGCAGTTTTGAAGGCAGACGAGCCTTCCAGGTTGCGGAGCAGAATCTTACGCTCCGCCTTGTATTCCGCGCCGATAAAGCCGAGGCGGAGGAGGAAGCATCGGAATGCGTACTTCTCGTTGTCGGTTTCTTTTTCCTTTGCGGTGACACGCTTTTGGGTTCGTGCCATCTCGCAGAGTTTGCAGATGAAGGTATCGTATGCTTTCAGTTCATCGGGAGTGGGGGTCGCATTGAACCAGGGGAAGGAAACCTTGGTGTCGGTGATTTCAAGCGGAAGGCTGTCCGTGCCCAGGGCTTTCTTGATGAGGTGTCCCTTGGCGGCAATAAGTGCCTTGAGGTTTTCAAGATTGCTGTCGGTAAAAAGATTTCTTGGCATTGAAATACAAATGCCGTAGGATTCTTCCGTATCAGCGGAATCATCCCCGGCACTCATATCGATATCAAAGCCCTCGTCATAGAGGTGTTCCATCAGCTGCTCAAGCATCTCCTCGTCAATGCCGTCCTCATAATGAAGGCAACCGTTCTTATCAACGATAAAGTCCTTGATTTCGTAGGCAAAGCTGGGTGCGCCCTTGTACTGTGCAGGCCAATCGAGCCATTCTGCGATGGTGGTTACCAGGCGCTTGCGTTCAGCGCCGTTTGCTTGGATTGTAATTGTCATATGCGTATGACCTCCTTGTTTTTATGGTACACACATATTAACTCTAAAAGCGAAATATATCCAGTCATTTTCGACATTTTCCAATGTAGAATATGTGCCTTGTTATTCGGCTTCATTTTGTGTACAGTACACGATGCCCGCAAGCACAAAGAATACGCAAGGCAAAGCCACTCCGTTTCCCCAAAGTTTATACTCGGCAGAATCGGAATGCGGATGCTCAAGCCACTTGCGGACTTGCTTTTCGGTCTTGGGTTTACAACCACCGATCACCGAAGCATAAGTGTCCCATACTTTCTGCCAATAGCGGACATCCTGGATGGCGGGATACGGCTCTTCGAGTCCGCTACACCACCAATCGGGAAAGCCCTGTAATCTTGCACATTCCACAGGGGTAAGTCTGCGAACCGTATAGCTCGGCTCCATCACGCCGTTATGATGACCTGGGCAAGTGCCGTTTACTACGGTGTTGCCACAATCCTCAAGGAAATATTGACCCACATCACGGGAAGCGGAAGGGTCAAAACCAAATGGATGCGCCACGGCACCCGGACCTTTTGCAACCATTGTAGGCTGCGTTTCTTCGGAGAAGGACGGTGCGAACTTGGCATTCTTACCTTGATTAAAGGTGTCTCTGCCGATGCCGTAGCACACGGCGTTGGGGTCTTTGAAGTCCCGTGCCATCAAGGTCGGTGACTTTTCCTCCTCAATTTGCGTAAAACTACCCGTGGTCATTGCGTAAACGTGTACAGCGTGGCGATCCACGGTGTTGAGCGTATACATCACATCGGTTTCCTTATAGCCGTTTCCTTTGTGAGAGGGACGAGCGCCGTTACCTTCAATAGCGAAT